TGTGGTGATCCAGGTGACGTCCGGTTCGTACGTGAGCGTCCCAGCCGATTCGGCCGCACGGTCGAGGTCGTCACCGGCGTTGATCAGGATGACCTGGTTCGGCCGGTACTCGTCGACGTCGAAGATCAGTTCGTTGTACTCGTCGACCTCGACCAGCCGGTACGGGTAGGTGGAGACGACGACCTGCTGGTTGCCGTTGAGGCCGGTGTTGACGGTCAGGTTGGCGATGTTGGCGTACACACCGATCGGGACGTGACCGTCGACGTCCTCGAGCGTCTGGATCACGGCATGACCGTCTAACCGCTCACTATTGATGATGCGGAAGTTCGTCATGCCGTGATCCAGTCGTCAGACCTGTGGGGGTAGGTCAGAACGTGGCGTCGGGGCCGAGGATGCGGATCATGTTGACGTCGATGATCTCGGCAGCGAAGTAGCCGCGCACCGTGACTCGCACCGACAGGTTCTGGGCCTCTTCCTGGCGGATGAATCCCTTGTAGGACTCGTAGCACTCCAGGCCTCGGCTGTTCATGAGCCACAGGTACTCGGTGGCGGTCTTGTTGCCGACAGCCTGCGAACCGACCTGGTTCGACACGATCAGATTCAGGCCGAGCGGGTTGCCGCTCGGACCGGTCACACCGGCCGGCATCGTGCCGCCAGCGTTCTGGGGGTTGATCGTGGGGAACACCGGACGCTTGCTCGAGTCGACGAGGCCGCCGAGCGCCGCCCACTTGGCCGGCGAGACGACCATGATGTTCGGGAAGTAGTTTCCGGTCGCTGCGATCGCTGCGGCGGCGGTGAACAGGTCCTGGACGACCTCCTCGGGATCCGTGATGTCGGTGATCTCGACTTCCTGCGAGTTGGTGATGCCGGCGGCGAGCTGGTCGACCACGTAGTCCTCGGTGGCGAGGGCGTACTTGATCGCCAGGTCGTTGACGGCGGCGTCGAGCATCGACGGGGTGGACCAGTCGATGACCTGTTCTGAGAGCAGGAGGGAGCCTGCGAAGGTCTTCTTCGTCACGGTGACGTTCGACAGGTCGAAGTCGGCGGTGGCGGCGTTCGCCAGCTCGTTCGCCTGAGCGGCGACGCTCGAGTGGTTGGCGATCTTCGGCCGGAGGAACGTGGAACCGGCGGCCGGCATCGACCGGGGTCCGAGGGCGCTCACGATCGGCCGGAGCGGCTGGATGTCGTCGTACACCGGGGTGACGATCGGCGTGGGGACGAGTCCGGCAGCGTCGGAGACGACGACGTCGCCGGTCGCGGCGCGGATGTTGTCGTTGATCTGGTGGAAGCGGTGGCCGCCCTCACGCATCGCCAGGAGGTACTCGCCGACGGACGGCAGGCCCTTCATGACGTTGCGCGCAGAAGCGTAGATCGGTGCGGTGGGCTGTTCGGCCGACGCAGCGATCGGCTCAGGGGTGGTCTCTTCGGACCTGGTGGGTTCCTCCGGTTGGGGAGTGGGTTCGGGGGTGGGTTCGTCTGCCTCCGCGTCGGCGGCGGCGGCGATCTCGGTGATCTTGGCGGCCTTGAAGGCCGGCGTGTACACGACCGACAGTTCTTCCCATTCGGCCGCTTTCACGACGATGGTGGATCCGTCCTGGTCGACGTCGGTGGGCTTCAGGCCGACGCTGACGCTGTCGTAGGCGCCCATCTGGAGCAGCTCGAGCAGTTCGTCTCCGGCTTGCGTCTTCGCGATTTTCGCTGAGAAGAGCATTCCGTCGTCGGTCGAGATGCGGTCGGTGACGATGCCGATGACACGGTCGGTGTCGTGTTCGGCGAGGAGTCGGGGCGGTGGGCCGTCGGTCGGCAACGCTCCGGGCAGGATCCGTACCTTGCGACCGCCGAGGACGATGGCGTCCTGGCCGTACGGCACGGCGATGCCGCTGATTGTTCTGGTGGGGGTGTCGCCTGCTGCGGCGTCGATCGTGATCGACTGGGCGGACAGGCGGAGCATTTCATTCATAGGTGGCCTCCGATGTGGGGTCTGAGCTGGCCTCGGCGAGGTAGCTGGTGATGTCAAGTTCGATGTACCGGCCTCGAGGTACGACCGTGTTTAGCGACAGGGTTTCCTCGATGCAGTCGACGAACGGTTTGGCGCCAAACAGGAACAGGTCACGGCGTGCTTCGACCGAGTTCTGGTAGGTCATGCCGCCGACGGACAGGCCGACGAGCCACGGCGGCACCTGCATGACCCTCGCGAGTTCCATTGCGGCGTGCTGGCGGCCCTCGTGAAGTTGCAATGTCGAAGGGTTCGACTTGAACTCGTGCCACTCGACATGCTGGTTCAGCGCGCCGATCGCTCTCGTCTGCCGTGCCGACGCCCAAGCGGACGCCAGGTCGGCGAGCTCGTCGCCGGACATCGGCTCACCGTCACGCTGCTGGAGGTAGCCAGCGGCGATCTCGGTGGTGGCGAAACGCTTGGCGGCCTCGTCCAGCCGCACCGCGATGTCGATTGCTCGAGCGCCGTACCAGAGCATCCCTGGGATCGGCGAGAGGAACTGGACGACGTTGGCGGTGTCGACTTCGACGCCCTGGTACTGGACCTGTTGTGCTGGGCCGAACCATTCGGGGCCGGCCTGGTCCGGTGTCGTGATCGTGTTCGCCGGTAGCCAGGTGAACGCCGAGGGGAAGCCGTTGGCGTACCTGGCGGTGACGTACCAGAACGCCCTGCCTTCAAACATCAAGTCTCGGACGGTTTGCGAGATGATGAAGTTCCGAGTGCAGTTGACGTCCGGCGTCTGCTGCCAGCGTTCCGGTTCGATGTAGATCCGGTTCGGCAGGCCGTTCGTGTACTGGATGGCGTACTGCCTCATCTCGAGGCCGCCGATCGTGGAGGTGATCAAGCCGACCGCTCGGGCGACGGTCGGCACGCTCATGGCGCGCTGCGACGCCGAGGAGTTGGACAACGTCTGCAGCGCGCCGGGACGGAGTGCAGCAGAGCCAGCAGCGGCCTTCACGGCCTGCGACGCACCAAAGGCCGCCGGCTGTTTCCGACTGAACAGTCCCACAACCTTCGGAGGCTAACACACGTTTTCCACAGCCTGTGCAGAAAACGTGAACAACTAGTGCGGCATACCGCACCAGTTGGGGATAACTAGTGCGGCCTAGCGCACCAGTTGGGGATAACTAGTGCGGCCTAGCGCACCAGTTACGCAAAAAGGCTCCTAGCCGAAGCTAGGAGCCTTCCGTTGACCTCCCCTCTCGGCTTGGTCGTCGGGTCGCCACGGTTGCGTGCCCTTTCGGCTTGCGCCGTCACCACCAACTCCGTGGAGTTGGTGAAAGCACTTTAGCGCTTACCTTGAAGACTGTCCAATCTGTGGTTTGCGAACCTTCGAGGTCGGCCGTGCTGCGCGACCGGCGGCGGCGACCATGCACCTGCACAGGTGGATCGGCCCTGGTGACTTCACCGAGGACAGGGTGATCGTGGCACCGTTCCGGCCAGCGACGGCGCGCCGGACATGCTCGTCGAGGAGGGCGTCACCGGCGTGTTCGATCCGTTGCTCGAGGATCATGTTGCGGACGATCTCGGTGAGCATGCCGATCTCTTTCTGTCCCCAGATCTGCATTCGGCGTCGCAGTTCTGGTGGGGCGATCGAATGCAGGCCGGGGGTGATCATGACGTCGACCTCCGGGTCGGTGTCGACGAGCTCGGCGAGACGGTGCCACAAGCGCTGAGTGTCGGACACGTTGAAGTCGGCGGCGACCTGGACCACACCGGCGTCGGTGCGGATCGCTCGGACACCGGCGTACTCGACACCGTCGGATGCGGAGTCGATCGCCAGGACACCACCTCGAGGTATCGACAGGCCGGGGCGTGCGAGGTCGTCCCACGAGCCGACCGGTAGCCACGACTCGACCGACGCGACCCAGCGGTTCAGGCAGGTGCGTTGGAACTCGTCGCGTGCCAGGTTGTTCGAGTCGTCGCGCAACGTCTGCCAGTCAAGCGGCGAGATCGCGAGCGCCGGGTTCGCAGCCGGCCACCAGGTCTGGTCGTCGATGCTGGCGTCAGGTGGGACGGACCATTCAGCGAAATACAGCCGGCCGGGCTGTTTCGTGCCGATCTGTGCGATGCCTCGTTCACGCCACCGCCGGAAGAACGTCGAGCTGTCGTCACCGGCGGTGGACACGAACAACGCCAGAGGGTTCGGTCGGGCGCGCTGCGTCGGCAGGAGGCCGCCTTCGATGATCCGGTCGTCGATGTTCCAGATCTCGTCGCAGATGATCAGATCGTTTGAGGTGCCGTGGCCGGCGCCGTCGTTCGCAGCCGAGATGCGCCAGATCGTGCCATCGGGCCCTTGCGCTTCTTTGCGGCCGTACGTCGACCAGGTTTGGAAGCCGAACGTCTCCTCGAGGATCGGGAACAGACCTCGGGCGAGGTCCTCGGCCTGGGCAAGCTTGTGCGATACCGACATCACCGACTGCGGGCCGCCGCGCATCTGCCGGCCATCGGTGAGCCACCAGCCGATCAAGGGGATCAGCAGACCGGTGGTCTTGCCTTGCTGTCGGGCCGTCGACACCAAGCCCCACCGGTGGTGAAAGTCGCCATGTCGATGTTCGAGCAGACCGCACAACACTCGGGTCTGCCACGGGAACAACACCAACGGGTTGCCGTCAGGTCCCTTCAAGTGTCGAGACGCCCAGTCGGCAACCAACGGGCCGAAACTGGCTTCACCGTGACTTCGCACCTCGAGCCGAGGCGGGATCCGTCC